ATGCCATAGTTAGATTGCAGGCAAACCACAAAGGAGTCAACAGTGATTTGTCCTAAATGCAATCATGAACAAGAAAAATATGGCATTTATAAATGCAAGTCGTGTCGAATGATATGGCTTAAAAAATGGTATATTTCCAATCGCGAGAAAATTAACGAGGGTTCTCGCAATTGGGTGCAGAATAATCACGAGAAGAGAAAAGATATTTGTCGAAGATCGGACGCTAAACACAGAGACAAAAGAATCTTATATAAAAAGAAACATTATTTAGAGAATAAAGAAAAACATAAGTTGTGGGCGTCAAAACAAACTTCCGAGCAAAGGAAAGAGATAAAAAAAAGATACCTTTCAAAACTTAAAGCAAACAAGATTGGCTCTTATACAAGAGAAGAAATTTTTGAAAGAGACAATTATAAATGCTTTTATTGTGGAGGCGCTGCCAATGAAATTGATCACAAAAATCCAATTTCAAGAGGTGGAACCGATAGTAAAAGAAATGTAGTAGCATGTTGCAAATCGTGTAATAAAGAGAAGCATTCGAAGACGGCCACTGAATATTTTAAGTACAAAGAAAGACTAAATACAAAACAGCTACCAACATAATTATTGTTTAGCCTGTTTAATAATGTAACACTACAGAAGGGAGGATTAATGTCAGGTGCTCAAGATACAACTAAAACACCAACGGAAAATCCAGGCGAGAAAACGATAGCTGAAAAAATGTTTCCAGGCCAAGGGGAAGGTGGAACTCCAAACACTCCACCTCCAGCCGCTCCACCGGCAAACCCGGCGGATAAACCGGCAGAAGGAACACCTCCACCGGCGGAAGCAAAACCCAATGAAGAAGACATCAAGGAAGTCACCCTTCCCGAGAATGCTGTCATTGGTGAGTCTGATCTCGCTTCGATTAAAGAATATGCAAAAGAGCATGGACTAACAAATAAGCAAGCTCAGGCTCTTGTAGAAAAACAAAATAAAACTGTTAGTGAATATGTCGAAAGGCAGGTTGAAGCTTATAAGACAGAGATTGCAGGCTACGAAGGTGCGATTAAAGCAGACAAGGAAATGGGTGGAACAAACTATAACCGAACTGTTGAGCTTTCAAATCGTGCGTTAAATGGTCTAGCAAGTGAAGGTCTTATTAATAAGCTCAATGAATCAGGCATGAGAAATCATCCGGAATTGGTGAGATTTCTTGCTAAGATTGGTTCGCATTTAAGTGATGACCAAATGGTCAATCCAAATGCGAAACCAGTGACACCGCCTAAGTCATTTGCTGATAAGTTTTATAATAAAAACTAAAAACCTTTTTTTGCTCCATAACTAGGGGCCAAGGAGATTATAAATGGGCGTATTAAATCAATATGCGTTAACTTTAGCAGACTGGGCGAAGCGAGTTGATCCAGACGGTAAAACTCCAATGATCGTCGAACTCTTGGGCCAAACCAATGAGATTTTAGACGATATGCTTTTTGTTGAAGGAAACCTCCCTACAGGAACTCGAACAACTGTCCGCACTGGTTTACCAACCGTTGCTTGGCGTTTGTTGAACCAAGGGGTGCAAGCCTCTAAAAGTGCTACAGCACAAATTGACGAAGCTTGCGGTATCTTAGAAGCATGGTCAGAGATCGACAAAGAAGTGGCTGATCTAAACGGCAATACTTCTGAATTCCGTTTGTCTGAAGCGTTTGCGTTTATTGAAGCAATGAACCAAGAAATGGCTTCAACTCTTTTCTATGGCAACTCGTCTGTAGATCCTGAAGAGTTCACAGGTCTTTCTGTTCGTTACTCTTCATCAACGGCAGCAAATGCTCGTAACCTTCTTTTGGGTGGAAGTTCTGATACAGACAATACTTCTATTTGGTTGATTGTTTGGGGTGCAAATACAGTGCATGGAATTTTCCCTAAAGGTTCTAAAGCAGGTCTTACTCACAATGACCTTGGTGAGCAAACTGTTCAAACCTCTACTTCTGTGGCAGGGACTCGAATGCGCGTTTACCAAGATCAGTTCATTTGGAAGTGCGGCGTGACTGTACGTGATTGGAGATTTGCAGCTCGTATTTGTAACATTGACATCTCGGCGTTGGTTGCAAAAACAAGTGCGGCTGATTTGATCGAACTTATGATCAAAGCGACTCACAGAATCCAATCTTTGAAAATGGGGAAAGCAGCGTTCTATGCAAACAGAACTTGTTTACAAATGTTAGACATCCAAAAACGCGATGATGTTATTTCCGGCGGCGGTTTAACATTCGATTCAGTTGACGGAATGCCACAATATGCCTTCAGAGGTATACCTGTGAGAACGGTTGATTCTCTCCTCGAATCGGAATCTTTAGTATCATAAATTTTGTTTAGTTTATTTAACCTTGGGCGGTGCCCATTCGCCGTCCTTGGTTTTCACATTTTTTAAAATTTTAAAGGAGAATTTTTATGTATGTTGATTCAGCTTTACAAGTATCAACCGCTCAAGCACTGAGTGCTTCTGGAGCTTCTGAAGATTACGTTGATCAAGGTGCGGCTCGCAATCTTGGAGACGGTGAACCTATGGCAATGGTCGTGCATGTTGATGTCGCGGCAACAACAAACGACAATGATGAAACTTATGAATTTGGATTTCAGTCCGATTCAGACAGTGGCTTTGGAACAGTTGTGACTCACGTTAGCAGAGTAATTTCTAGAACTCTTCTTACAGCAGGAACAAAGCACGTTGTCCCAATCCCTCCAAATGTAAGCATTGGTCGTTACTACCGAGCTTATTACACGTTGGGAGGTTCAACTCCAGCGATTACCGTTACAACTGACATTAAACCTATGTCTATGATCCAAAAAGATGCTGTTTACGCCGATAACGTAACAATCAGCTAATTGATTGTTTTTTGAGACGGGAGATTTATGAGAGTCGTCGCTAAGGAAATGATTTACATCTACAACATGCGTATTCGCGAAGGCCAAAAATTTACTTTGAAAGATCCAAAACATTTTTCAAAGAGATCGATGGAAAAAGCCGAAAACGTAAAGGCTGAGCCCGAAGAGGATGTTTCTGCTAAAGGCAAAAAAGGCAAAGTGAAGAAACACGCTGCCGAAGTCTTTGCGGCACCTGACGAAGATCAGGACGCTGAAGAGGTAATCTAAGAATCTAGGGGAGGCGTAAAAACCTCCCCTTCAAACGTTAGAGGTATTTATGAATTCAATGCTTCGAGATTATGAAACTGTGGCGGCATCGCAAACAGATCAAGCTCTTGGTCCCACTGGACGCAAGGGAGATATCCTTCAAAGACTGATTGTTGTTCCTGCTACTACTGGCGCCGGTATTGTGCAAATCAAAGACGGGTCTGGAAGTGCAATCACTGTATTTACAGGCGGTGGAACTTTATCAGATCTAAAAACCCACGTCATTGAGATTGGCGCAAGGTCAGCTTCAGGTGCTTGGAAAATCACCACTGGCGCAAATGTGAGTGTGATTGCAGTTGGTCGCTTTACTTAATTAAGGGGAAGTCATGTCTACGACAAAAACGCAAATCTGTAACATGGCTCTTTATCATCTTGGTAGCTCCAAAGAGATTGCCAATGTCGATGCAACAAATGAACGCTCGGAAGAGGCGAGAGTCATGCGCGTCTTCTGGGATATTGCCAAAGAAAAAGCTCTTTCTGTTCACTCTTGGACTTTTGCCAGAAGGATTATTGCTTTAAGTTTAATTGAAGAGGACCCGACCGATGAGTGGGGTTTTGAATACGCCTATCCTTCCGATGCCGTAACAATCACAAAACTCCAAAGTGGGATTAGACGGGACACAAGGCAAAGTATTATCCCTTTTGAAGTGGCATCAAATGACGATGATCAAAAGGTTATTCATACCGATCTTGAAGATGCCGTGTGTGAGTACACCAAAAATATTACTAACTATGATTTATTTACATCAGAGTTTACTTTGGCGCTTTCCTACTTACTAGCTTCCTTGGCTTCAGTAAAATTAAGTAAAGGTGACCCAATGAAAGCTAAGGATAAGTTTGAAAAGTTGTTTCATGTAGAAGTTCGAAGGGCAATTTCTAAAGGGATGAATGAACAAGTTAATGACGTTGAGCCAGACGCCGAAATTATAAGACTAAGGGAGTAATCAAATGGATATGAAAAATATGGAAGTAAACATGGTTTCAATGGCCAGTGAAAAAGAAAAGCCAGAAGGTAAAGAAGTTGAGCAAATGGACCAACCTCGTTATCCATGGGGTTTAAGATTAAATCTTGATGGGAAATCTTGGGATAAAATTGCTTCAGGAGTTACCCCAACCGTTGGCGAAAAAATGCCTATGATGATTGAAGTTGAAGTTATTGGCGTAAGATCAGAGAAAAACATGGGAGAAGAACCAGAAATTTATGTTGATCTTCAAGTTACTGCAATGAGTTTTTGTGAAATGAAAAAGGAAAAAATGTCTTTTGCTGATAAACTTTATGCAAAAAAGGGATAACAAAACATGTCAGCAATCACTCAAGTCAATTTTTCGGGAGGTGAGCTAACTCCCGAATTGCATGGTAATACTGGATTAGAGCAATATCGTAAGGGTGCTAAGACTCTTAAAAACTGCGTTGTTCGAAAAATCGGCGGCTTTTATAATCGTTCTGGCACGGAATTTATTGCCGAGGTCAATGATTCTGCAAAGACTATTAAATTCATTCCCTTTATTTTTTCAGATACTCAAACTTATGTCTTAGAGTTTGGTGATCAATACATGCGCGTCCATAAAAATGGAGTGCAATTAAAAAACGCAAGTCAAAATATCACTGGGATCACTAATGCTAATCCAGCAGTTTTAACTTATTCAGGTGCAGATAATTACGCCAATGGAGATCAAGTTTATATTTCTGGCGTTGTTGGTGCCATTGGTAATTATGTCAATGGACGTTGGTTTGTCGTTGCTGGAGTAAATACTGGAGCTAATACTTTTCAACTAAATTACCTCGGAGGAACGGCCGTAAACTCTACTTCTTGGGGAGCCTATTCAAGTGCTGGAACCATTGAAGAGGTTTACCGAATTACTACTCCATATCTTGAAGCTGATCTTGATGAACTTCAATTTTCTCAAAGCGCCGATGTTATCAGTATTGCCCATCAAAGTTATGCGCCAAGGGAATTGTCGAGAAGTGCTGATACTAGTTGGACGCTTTCGCAAATAACCTTTGATTCTGATACAGGAAAACCCACAGCAATCACTCAATCTGGAACAGCTTATGCATCGGCTAGTGCTTCAGTTTATAAAGTTACAGCAGTTGATGCTATTACAGGGGAAGAAAGCACTCCAGGATTTTGGGGCACTGGACGAACAATCACTGGAATAACTCAGGCTAACCCAGGAGTGGTAACGTCGAACGCCCATGGTTTTGTTAATAGCGAAATCTTTCTGACAGGCATTCTTGGAATGACCGAATTAAACGCAAGAAGATTTATTGCCGCATCCACTGGAGCAAATACCTTTCAATTGCGCGATGATTACGGCGGCGGTGGATATTTAAACACCACAAGTCTAACGGCTTATTTATCTGGAGGCACAGCCTACATTGTTGGAGGATTTGACGGAACTCTTCAGAGGGCAGCATCTACAACTCCAATTACAATAAGTTGGACCAAGCCAAGCTCAAATATCTCTTACTTCAAAATTTATAAATCTGATAATGTTCAATATGGTACTTTTGCTTTTGGATTAATTGGAACAAGTAATGGGATTTCGTTTTCTGATACTGGACTAACTCCAGACTTCACAGAACAGCCCCCCGAAGTTAGAAACCCATTCTATGGTTCAAGTAACTATCCAAAGGCAGTAACTCATGCTCAACAGCGCATATTCTACGCAAACACTGCTAACAACCCAGAAACTATTTGGGGATCAAAAACAGGTGCCTATCATAATTTTATTACTCGCTCGACAATTACCGATGATGGTCCCGTAACTGCAACTCTTGCAAATAGAAGAGTGAATCAAGTGCAGCATTTAATTGATTTAGAAAAAATGATCGCGCTTCTTTCTGGTTCTGAAGTTATTTTAAATGGAAATGATGCTGGGTTTATTACTCCGACTTCAGTTAATGCAAAGACTCCAACTTACAACGGATCAGCCTCTTTAAGACCTATTATTGCCGACAAATCTTTAGTTTATCTTCAATCAAGGCAAGTAATCGTAAGAGATATGAAGGTTGATACTCTTCAATCGACAGGAGATGATTTAACTGTTGCGGCAAAACATCTTTTTGAAGGACACACCATTGTTGATTGGGATTACCAAGAAAATCCTGACTCCGTGGTTTGGATTGTGAGAGATGACGGACTAGTCATCTCCATGACCTATGTCCCGACCATGGGAGTGATTGCTTGTTGCCAGCATGATTTTGGCGGTGGACTCGTTGAAAATGTTTGCGTGGTCCCGGAAGGAAGTGAAGACGCTGTTTATTTCTGCGTCAATAGGACCATTAACGGTGGCACCAAGAGATACATTGAACGCCTTTCCAATCGGTTTATTGACGATATTAAAGACAATAAATTCATGGATAGCTTTTTGAGCTATGACGGGCGCAATACGGGTGCGACCACAATGACTCTTTCCGGTGGAACCGATTGGCTCTATAGTGAGACGCTAACTCTCACCGCGAGCGCCTCAACCTTTGCCTCCACCGATGTTGGAAATGAAATCCATTTCTTTGATGCTGAAGGCGTAATGCTTGGGCGCTTTGAAATTAAAGGTTACACCGGGGTTACTGTTGTCACCGGGAAATTTGACAGAACAGTTCCGGCGGCCGTAAGAACTACGGCAACAACCTATTGGGCCATGGCCGTTGATCAAGTGACTGGCCTTTGGCATCTTGAAGGCGAAGAGGTTTCTGTACTTGGCGATTACACCGTTGTTGGGTCTCCTTACAATACGACATTAGACACAACCTACACTGTAGCAAATGGTGCTCTTTCATTTAGTGAATGTTACTCAGTGATTCACGTTGGCCTTCCGTACTTATCGGATTTTGAATCATTAGATATTGATTCACCTTCTATGCCTACATTACAGAAAAAGAAAATTCTAATCACTGAAGTTACGGCAAAGGTCTATAAAACCGCTGGCCTTTGGTTTGGCGGCGAGCCTCCAAGTGATGACACTGTTGATGCAACGGAAAATCTCACAGAA